TTACTGAAACAATGTATAAAGCATTCGTTGAAGAATCAATGAGATTAGCTATTGAGAAAGGTCAAAATTATCCAGCTTGGGAAGGTAGTCCATATTCTAAAGGTGAAACATATATTGAAGGATGGTCACCACTACCAGAAGGTCAACCAATCCCAATGTTAAATAGTTTAGGGTTAGGATTCATGCCTACAGCATCATCTGCAATCTTATTGAGTGTATTTGAATCATTCGAACCAGCTACCGCTAACTTATTTACAAGACGAGTTGGTCAAGGTGAATTCTTAGTAGTAAACAAATACTTAGTTAATGAGTTAATTGATTTAAACTTATGGACAACAGAAATTATCGATAAATTACTTGCTAACCAAGGTAGTGTTCAAAGTATCATGGAAATTCCTCAAGATGTTAGATACCGATATAAAGATGTATGGGAGATTCCACAGAAAGCTTTATTGGATTTAGCTATTGTTAGAAATAAATATGTTGACCAATCTCAATCATTGAATGTATATCATTCAGAAGCTAAATACGCTAAGATTTCTTCAGCATTAATGTATGCTTGGAAAGGTGGGTTAAAAACTGGTGTTTATTACACTAGAACTAAATCTAAACTAGATGCTAACACTAAATTAGCTTCATCTAAAGTGAATGTAGTCGAGAAACCAAAGGATAGTCAATTTGAATGTTTTGGTTGTAGCGCATAAAAAGTTATTAAATACTAATGAAAGGGGAGTGTACACTCCCCTTTTTTATTTTACTATTTAAAAATAAAAAAAGTTTATTATCATATTTATTTATAAACAAATAA